TGTAACCGTTCATATCTACCCCATTCCCAAGAGAGTCTTTGTACTGGATATCCAGTGAAAATGTAGCCCCTTGATGTATGGTGATGTCGTAATTACCCGGCTCAATCACAGGTTTTTTCAGCCAGCTTCTCTCTTAGTATAATTAATAAAGAGCGTTTCTATTTAATGGAGCCAGTACTCCCTGTAAGTATTGTTTTAGGTATTGCAGGTGGTGCTCTTTCTGCTGCAGTGACACTGGGACGAAAATTTGAAGCCATTGAGTCAAAGCAACAAACTCATGTAGCGCTTATTGAAACCCGTATGGATACCATTGAATTAAGGCTCGCACAAGAATACGTCGATAAGGCCGATCTTCAAAATATTCTTGAAAGGTTAGATGCAAGAATCGATAGGATGGACTACAAGCTTGACCAAATTTTAATTGGTTACAATAAGACAGCTCCTCCGCAATTGTAAAAGTGGGCTTTATTGAATCTCCAATTTTCTGGGTAATTCTTGCAGCAATCTCTGAAGTTCTTGCGCTTATCCCAAACGACAAAGTTAAATCCAATTCGTTGTTTCAGCTCGCCGTAGCTGCTCTTAATTCAGTTCTGCAGAATAAAAAGGGAAAGTAAATCTGCCGCCTGACGGACAGCTACTTTGGTCCGAGTCTATTGATCCTTTCCAAAGACTTCGCCGTTACTTCCAAGCAAATGTTTTTTATAAGACATTAATGTCAAAGCTTGACAGAGAAGAACAGCGCTGGAAGGATGCACAACCAGATCTAGAACCTACTGCTGAGTATATCGAGCATCAGCCAGACGGATCTAGGGCTCAGCGTCTGTTAGGAGGCATGCTCCAAATTCGCAATAGATTCTTTAGAAGAGATGACAATCTTCGCTCAAGGTAAACTTGCTGATTTTTTCCATTACTACGACCCTTCAAATAAGAGTCATGTAAATGCAGTACTCAAACTTCAAGAAGACATTGAAGAAACAGACGCTTCTTTATTGACCGACAGTGCGTTATGGGTTCAGCTCTATAGATCTTCGGTTCCTGAAGTAAAGAAGACAGCCAAGATAGATAATAGTTGGAATGGTATAACTAATGCTGCTGTTAGTGCAGGCGCAAAATTTCCCGAACTTCTTGCTGCACAATGGGCTTTAGAAAGTGGTTTTGGTAAGTATCCTGTAGCGTCGTTTAATTATTGGGGTATAAAGGGCGGTGGGCGTCGTCCTGATCTATCTTGCACAAGAAAGGACACAAAAGAATATATTGATGGTGAATGGATAACGATACAAGCTTGGTTTAGAAATTTCAGCAGTATTGAAGAATCAGCCAATTACGTAGTCCAGCGTTGGTACAAAGACTTTAAAAACTTTAAGGGTGTAAATCGTGCTGCTGATCGACAGGCAGCAGCTCAGTTGTTAGTCACAGAGGGTTATGCCACAGATCCGATGTATGCCGATAAGTTAATCAAACTTATGGATCAATATGCACCTCACGTTTCAAAACAAAAATTCAAGCCTAATCTTAAATTAAACGTTCCCTTCTTTTCACAGCTGGATAGCGAGACTGAACAAGGTCACCGCATGTGCTTTTCAAGTTCCTGTGCGATGGCTCTTAACTATCTTCTTCCGGGGGTATTGGTAGGTCACAAAGATGATGATTATCTCAGCAGGGTACAAGAATACGGCGACACAACTGACCCTTTCGCGCAGATATGCGCTTTAGAAAGTTTTGGCGTAGAAGCGTCTTTTAGACGGGATCTCAATCTGTCTGATATAGAAGCACAGCTTCGTGATGGTATTCCTATCCCGATTGGAATCCTCCATAAAGGGCCTAGTTCCGCTCCTGTTGGGAACGGGCATTGGATTGTTGTCGTCGGAATGGACGAAGACTATTTGATTGTTTGTGATCCTTTCGGGGAGCTGGATACGTGTAGTGGTATCTACCGAAATAACACAAACGGCAAAAATTTGAAGTATCCCTACGAGCATATTCTTAACCGCTGGCTTGTTGAGGGTGACTCTTCCGGCTGGGGAATCATTATTAGCTAACTATTAAAATGCCAAGAACATTTAGCGGCGTAGACTTTATTGGTGGTAAACCAAAGCGAACTCGTATCGGTAATGGACGTAGAGTTCGCTCTCAGAAAGCTTCAGGTAGAACTAAAAGATCTGGCGGAAGAAAGATCTATCGAGGGCAAGGAAAACGTTAGGTTTCGGTATTAAACCGTTTCCACCCTGTAGCGAGAGCATAGATTTCAGGGTTGGCTTCTAATGGTGCCATTTCTGAAAAACCTCGTTTCCAACCGTGGTCCTTCATAACCCTTTCTACTTCGTCCCTGATCTCATTTAGATCTTCAAGGGTTCCTGTGAATCGGAACCGTACGTACTTAACTTTCTCACCCATGGCGAACAATACCGTTGCCGTAAATTTCTTTGTGCAGCTCGATTGCGGTCTCTAGGCTTCGCTTAGCCTTGATCAAATCATCCAGTTGCTTATCAGGGTCTCCCTTGTATTTGAAAGGATAACGCTGAATATATTTTACTGAGTTGATTGTAACGAACTTAAGCAACCCATCAGCGCCATACATAGTTTTAGCTACGTCATATGGCGATACACCTTGTTTGTAATGCTTAGGGTTTTGTATGTTATCTACAGCATCTTCTTCGGTTTTGTAGATAATTTTTTCGTTTTCTTGGCAGATTGATTCTTCATAAGAAGAGGGAGGGTCGACCTCGATGTCTCGGCGGTCGTCTCTCCCATGGGTCTGATTAAACATTTGAATGCCAATTATGACACTCAAATGTACCTTGGTTTAGAAAGAAATAAGCTTAGCTTTTTCTCTCGTAGTTGATACCTCTGTAGCAGAGGGAGACCTTCTGGGCATTTTGAATTCGCTCTTCGCGAACAACTTTGCGACGAATCAGTTCGAGCACGTTCATGGATCGCTCCACCAGAGAACTCACCCCCGTTGCATGGTGAGTGCGGACTGCAGCCTTGCGGCTCAACGTACATTCATTTTAGTACTAAAAATAAACTTTGCTTTCTTCCAGGCCCTACCCCTAAACTCAAATCTGAGTTCTGTTGAGGATAAAGCTCAGGATAGAGACACGTTGGAATCCATTGGTACGACTGTGGCGGGCAACTGCCTTCTAAGCAGTCGGTCGATGGTTCGAATCCATCAGGGGGCGTTTTCAAAACCATTGCAGCGCAGTGGATCTGAGGCATTACGCTTCGGATCCCTACTTGGCCGCTCCAAAAGGGCGAGATTACGCATACTGAATAGGACACGGCTCTATAACTGAGATCTCCTGCAGCAGAACCAGTCTCAACCTAATCTGGACAAATGCTCAATGGATAAAGATTTGGATAGAGAGCAACGCATGCAAAACGTGGCCTCAGCTGTCGCCGACCTGAAGAGGTTGGGTGTCGACTTCTTTCCCCGACTGACTTCTCAAAGCCCCAACTACTACATCCGCAGCCAATGTTCTTGGCAGGATGGGGCAAAGTACAAGAGTACTGGTTTATCCTCCAAAGACCCCTCGTCGTTGCAGAAGGTGGTCGACCTGTGCATGGCGCTGCACAAGGATCCGACCCTTCTGGACCGCCAGAAGCAAAAGCCCCAGAAGAACGTTTTTTCAGCCTGGGGTGCGCTGTGCATGAGGCTTGAGCAGCACCTCACCGAAAACCTCCGAGTCAACGTCGCAGGGCATACGGATTACAAAAGACACTTGCGAGAACTGAGCGCACTCACAGGTCCGGTTACTGCCGCAAAAGTCCAAGCCTGGGCCGAAGCAGACCCAAAAGATTCAAGGCAGCGTTGCCGCAAGCTCACGACGATGCGGTCTCTCATCAGCATTGGGGTTGAAGTCGATTCGTTGTGGTGGACAACGCTCCAGGGCGAATCCCACTTCAACGGCTTCCGCGCAATAAACCCGCGTGACATTCCGAACGACGAGATGATCCAGGGGTTTGTTGATTCGATAAGCAATCCCCAGTGGCAGCAGCTATTTGGATTGATCGCTGTGTTCGGGCTTCGCAGCAGTGAACCCTTCTGCCTTGAGTCACATACAGACAGCGACGGCTGGATTGAGATCTCCGAGCGTTCCAAGACTGGTTACCGGGTCGTCATGCCTCGAAGAAAGGACTGGTTAGATCGTTGGAATCTTTGGGAATTAGATCTGCCAGAAGGCGACCCCGAACGAACCCCAAGAGAAAAAGGAACGAGAACCTGTCACTACTTCTATAAATACAGAGAAGGTGCGACCTGGAGAAAACCCACTGCATATTCTCTGCGCCATGCATACGCCGCTCGAATTTATACATCGCGTGAGTTCGACCACCTAATGCCGCACACCACAGCGCGGTACATGGGCCACTCCGAGAAAATCCACCGCGAGTACTACCAACGGTGGATCGACAAGAAGGAACTAAAGGAAAAGGCGAAGCGCGAAGCCAAAGGGACTTAGATACCCGGTCCAGGGTCTTGGCGAGTTCCGACAATCTGAACTGCTCGTTGGTAGTAGTAAGAATCTGTCTTGCCGGATTTCTCCAAGGCCTCTTTAATTCGCAGCCAGTTTTCGTAAGTTGCTTGATCCATGATTAAGTAATGAAAGGCCACGCCATCTCAACGTCGCCTCTCCAGACATCAGGATCGATGGGTGTTCTGTCTACATATTCGCGGAAATGTTCTTGAAGTGTTTCAAGAGGCATACTCAATTCATTAGCCATCACGGCCATATTGGATTGACCCTTAAAAATCACCACAAGAGCTTCTGACAGCTCCATTAATCGGCTTGAATGTATTTAATAACCAGACTCCGCAGATCAAGGTAACGAAGCCTCCAGTCAGCTATTAACCCGTATTGAGGAAGGTTGTAATGGTCTTCCTCGTCCTTCTCGATAAGCTCAATGATCTTGTGCTTAAGAGCAAGCTTCTCGCGATTTAGCATCAGGCAATCGGAGCGAACATCGAATCTTCAGAGAAAGGCTTGGCCTCAACCTCTTCTGCAGACTTGAGACAAATATCTGAGTCACAGGGAGCTGGGCCAGCCTCGAACAACATGCCTCCATCGTGTTTAAGAAGAGCTGAGTGAAAGTCCGCTTCAACACGACGGGACTTAACCCCGCTCAAAAGCTCCTCATATTGCGCCTTACCAATAGGTTCGAAAGGCAACCGAGGGAAGGTGGCACCGGCATCAAAACGAGCTAAAAGCGCGGCAGAGATATACCCTCCGTCTGACTGAATTGAATTAAAGATCAACGAGGAAAGCTCTTCGATCTCATCTTGTCTGTACTCGATGGTGGCAGAGGTGTTGTGAGTCGTGTAGTGCGTTTGCACCTGCATGTAGAAATCAAACTGTGCAGCAGCCGTAATTTTGCTGATGTCGATTTCATCGCATCCAGGGATGTCCGCCCAGCTGGTTGAGTAAGGGATTTCGACAAGCCATTCTGTGCAGCGCTCATCAAAAGGATTGTCGAGAAGTTTGCCCTCCTCGTCTTTGTCTGACTGCGAGGGAACGACAGAGTATCCGTAGTCAATACAGGCCAGTGCGACTGGATCATCCTTCCGGAATGTCACCCGACGAATAAAACGCTGGGACTTGGGTGGATGCCAACCGCTGCTGGCTCCTGTAAGCAAG